GCGTTTTTTGAATACCAGTAAGCAGCGCGGGCTTACTTACGCTGTATTCAGTGGAAAGCGTAACCTGAACGATGATGAACTCTCTATGGATCAGAGTACCGCTGATATCCGTATCGCGCCGGTTATCCTCGGGAGTAAACGTGGTGGAATATTCCAGACCATCTTAGGCGTGGCTTTGGTCGCAGTTGGTGCTGTGGCGTCATACTTTGGCGGTGGTGCTGTTGGCGTTCCTCTAATGCAATTTGGCGCTGCGATGGCCCTTGGCGGTGTCGTACAAATGCTGTCTCCACAGACAACAGGGCTAGCCAGCAAGCAATCGGCAGACAATAAGGCCAGTTATGCCTTTGGGGGAGTAACCAATACGACAGCCCAGGGTAATCCTGTGCCGCTCCTTTACGGCAAGCGCCGCATCGGTGGAGCGATCATTTCTGCTGGCATTTATGTTGACGATCAGCAGTAGCTATAGTGCCAAACTAAGAGTATCTTCTTGAAAGAACGCATTATAAGACTGGAAATGCTTATGGATGGTTATGCTATAGACTTTCAAGATTTGCTTGGATTAAGAAAATTAAACGAGCCTGGTTTGGACAGAAGGGCGTTCACAGACTGGGCTGAAAACCAGATTTCTGCTGGCAATGAGTCTTCAAATCTTTTGATTTTGGCATCTTTGGGATTAGATAAGGAAATCTCGAAAGATGAGGTGTTTCGCTATTTTGATGGCTACGTTGATGAGATTGGAGAAGTGATGCCAACTGAACGAGTCGCGTTCATATTGGCAATGAGACTAACATTCAAAAAGCTCGCCTATTCTGAACTTGAGGATGATGTCTGGAGTGAATTAACTAGAACTTTTGTTAAATGGTATGACTTGCCAAATGGCCTTTTATATAGAGTAATGACGTACTGGAGCGCATTGCATGATGATTTTACAAATAATTATGAATATGAGGTTGGGTATTATTACCTGAACTATCCGCGACACGGTGACATTCCTCGCTCGAAACAATTAGAGTACGTTCGTAATTGTGCAATTCGCTTTCTACGTATTTTCGATGAACACTATTATTTTGGTTTGCTTATCAAATAATATTTAATTCAACATTGTTCTAATCATGGTCACCTCTGGGTGGCTTTTTTTATGGGCGCAATATGGCTACAGCAATCGCTATTAAAGGCCGCAAGGGCGGCAGTTCAAGCTCAAGAACTCCTACAGAACAGCCAGACGATCTGCAGTCAGTAGCCAAGGCAAAAATCCTTCTCGCGCTGGGAGAGGGGGAGTTTGCTGGTGGCCTTACTGCGCGCGATATTTATCTCGATGGCACCGCACTTGAGAACGCAGATGGTTCACAGAACTTCAGCGGTGTGGCGTGGGAGTTTCGTTCTGGAACTCAGGCGCAAAAATACATTCAAGGGATCCCGGGTACCGAAAATGAAATCAATGTAGGCTCCGAAGTTTCCAGCTCTACAGCGTGGACGCGCACGTTCACTAATACGCAGCTTTCAGCTGTTCGCCTGCGTCTAAAATGGCCTTCTCTCTTCAAACAGGAGGATGATGGCGATCTGGTTGGCTATTCGGTCAACTATGCAATTGACCTGCAGACAGATGGCGGCTCCTGGCAGACAGTGCTGAATACCAGCGTGACCGGGAAAACGACGTCAGGTTACGAGCGCAGCCACCGTATTGATTTACCTCAGGCGGGCAGCACCTGGACCATCAGGCTGCGCAAAATTACAGCCGATGCCAATAGCGCGAAGATTGGCGACACGATGACGCTGCAAAGCTTCACAGAAGTAATCGACGCCAAACTTCGATATCCGAACACTGCGCTTTTGTACATTGAATTTGACTCGAGCCAGTTCAATGGCTCAATTCCGCAAATTTCCTGCGAGCCTCGCGGACGTGTTATTCGTGTGCCCGATACCTATGACCCGGAAACACGAACGTACAGCGGCACCTGGACGGGCGCATTTAAGTGGGCATGGACGGATAACCCTGCGTGGATATTTTACGATCTGGTGGTCACTGACCGCTTCGGCCTTGGTAATCGGCTAACGGCAGCCAATATCGACAAATGGACGCTTTATCAGGTCGCTCAGTATTGTGATCAACCGGTACCGGATGGTAAGGGCGGCAGCGGAACTGAACCTCGTTACACCTGCAACGTATACATTCAGGATCGAAATGACGCTTACACCGTCCTGCGAGATTTTGCCGCCATTTTTCGAGGCATGACCTACTGGGGAGATGACCAGATTGTTGCCCTTGCAGACATGCCCAGAGATGTCGATTTTACCTACACGCATGCTAATGTCGTTGACGGCAAATTTGTGTATTCCAGCAGCACAACCAAAAGTCGCTATACGAACGCTCTTGTTTCCTGGTCTGATCCGGCAAATGGCTATGCGGATGCAATGGAGCCCGTCTTCGAACAGGAGCTGGTGGCGCGCTATGGTTTCAACCAGCTTGAGATCACCGCCATCGGTTGCACCCGGCAGTCAGAGGCTAACAGAAAAGGGCGCTGGGGGATCCTGACCAACAATAAAGATAGGATTGTAACGTTTGACGTTGGTCTGGACGGCAATATCCCTCAGCCTGGCTACATTATTGCTGTTTCTGACCGAAATCTTTCAGGAAGAGATTTAGGCGGTCGATTATCCGCGGTTAATGGGCGTGTTCTCAAACTTGACCGGGTGCCAAGTGCTAAGGCCGGTGACTGGATAATGGTAAACCTGCCGTCGGGTATTACCCAATCCCGGACGATTCAGTCCCTGTCCGGTGAAATGGTCACCGTAACAACTTCCTTTAGTGAACTTCCGCAGGCTGAGGCTGTATGGGTAATTGAATCTGATGAACTCTATGCGCAGCAGTACAGGGTAATTAGTGTCACTGATAACAATGACGGGACATATACCATCACGGGGGCAAATCACGATCCGGATAAATATGCCCGTATCGATACAGGTGCCGTTATAGATCAACGGCCGGTGAGTGTCATTCCTCCTGGTAACCAGTCGCCGCCAGCCAACATTACGATCAGCTCGTTTTCTGTGGTGCAGCAAAATATCAGCGTCGAAACGATGCGCGTGAGCTGGGACCAGGCGCAGAACGCTATCGCCTATGAAGCGCAATGGCGCCGCAACGACGGGAACTGGGTTAACGTGCCGCGCAGCTCCACCACGTCATTCGACGTCCCGGGGATTTACGCCGGACGGTACCTGGTGCGCGTGCGTGCTATCAACGCAGCGGAAATCTCATCCGGATGGGGCTATTCAGAAGAGAAAACGCTGACGGGTAAAGTGGGCAATCCACCGAAGCCGGTCGGCTTCATTGCGTCTGAAAACGTGGTATTCGGTATCGAGCTGAACTGGGGGTTCCCCGCGAATACCGACGACACGCTGAAGACGGAAATTCAGTACAGCCTGACCGGTTCTGAAGACGATGCGATGCTGCTGGCCGATGTGCCTTACCCGCAGCGCAAATATCAGCAGATGGGCCTTAAGGCTGGGCAGATTTTCTGGTATCGCGCGCAGCTGGTGGACCGCAGCGGCAACGAATCAGGTTACACCGAATGGGTGCGCGGTCAGGCCAGTATTGATGTGTCCGACATCACCGATCTGATCCTGGAGGAAATTAAAGACTCGGATACCTTCAAGGACCTGATCGAGAACGCGGTGGACAGCAATGAAAAAATTGCTGGCATGGCTGACGATATCAAACAGGCCAACGATGAACTGGAGCAGCAGGCGAAGGATATCGCCAAAAATGCCCAGGACGTCGGGAAGGTTCAGGTCAGCGTTAATGAGCTTTCCAGCACGGTCGGTGATGTGTCATCTACTCTCTCAGAGCTTGAGCAGACCGTCGCAACGGCTGATACCGCGCTGGGCCAGCGAATAGATAGCATCAACGTGTCTATGGACGGCATGACGGGTGGGGTTAAGAACTCGGCCATTGCCATTATCCAGAACGGACTGGCGCAGGTGGCCACACGCAAAAGGCTATCCGCAACGGTCGCCGGTAACAGCGCGCAGCTGGATCGTATTGATGAGGTAATCGTTAACGAGAAGGAGGCAACGGCGCGCGCTCTGCTGAGCCTGCAGACGGACGTTAACGGCAACAAGGCATCCATCAACAGCCTGAATCAGACGTTCTCCGACTATCAGCAGGCTACGGCCACGCAGATAAACGGCATAACGGCGACGGTGAACGGGCATACCTCAGCCATCACAACTAACGCTCAGGCGATAGCGAACGTTAATGGCGACCTCAGCGCGATGTATAACATCAAGGTTGGCGTTTCCAGCAACGGGCAGTATTACGCCGCGGGGATGGGGATCGGCGTGGAGAATACGCCATCCGGCATGCAGTCGCAGGTTATCTTCCTGGCTGACCGCTTCGCCGTCACCACGGCAGCAGGAAACAGCGTGGCGTTGCCATTTGTGATTCAAAATGGGCAGACGTTCATCAGGGCCAGCTTCATCCAGGACGGTACCATTGAAAACGCCAAAATCGGCAACTTTATTCAGTCCAATAACTATGTGGCGGGATCTGCCGGCTGGAGACTTGATAAAGGGGGAACGTTTGAAATTAACGGTGTGGGCGGCGGCGGAAGGATGCTGATATCCAGCACGCTCATTCAAATCTACGACAGCAACAACGTGCTGCGCGTCAGAATGGGGTTATGGTAATGCCACAGGGTTTACAGTGCTGGGACGGCGCGGGGCGTATTGCCGTCGATTTAAGTGATTACGCTATTCGGTATATTGGAAGCACTTCAGTAACATTTGCGGCGGGGGAAACGACTAAGGACGTTTCCTATCCCGGCATTACTCAAGACGGTACATTTATATCGATTGTCACGGCTGGCGTTACTGCAAACGAATATTACTGTCGTGCTTATAATGGCGGCTTTACTGCATTCTATTTGCCTATCACCGGTAGCCCGGCATTCACTTTTAATGTTGAGGTTTATAACTTTCAATGAGTGGATTTGAAGTTTACAACAGTGCCGGCAAGTTGTTCGTCGATTCGCAAAACAGGTCCACCCTTTTTTATGATCAGCGTTCTCTGGGGGCTGTGACTGAAAAAGGGTTTTACCGTGTAGACAGCCCGTTTGGTGACGGAAGCACGCTGGGATTTACCCAGCAACAATTCTGGAATGACGGGAATTTGCGCTGGCTTCAACTGGATACAAATAAGTATGGTTTACCCGGCGCCGATCTTCTTGAAGATAATGCAGGGAGGATGATACGCACGACTCGAAATATTGGATTGCAGAGCGGTTACCTTGACGTATTCGACGCTGGTGGAAACCTTATCTGGAGCGCTGCATCAGCATCGAAAATGCCCAGGGTAGTTGGTTTTTTTGATGTGCCAGCGAGTTATGATCTGCAGAACAATACCTTTACGATAAACCTCGGCTTTAACCCGTGGATTCTGGTTAACAACTGTCCGGGAAATCTAAGTGATGATGGCGGGGCGACGGGTTACTCAGGGATCGCTTTAAAATGGACTGGCTCACAGCTGCAGGGCAGGTATATATCCAAAAATCAGCGCACCTGGAGCCAGACACTACAGGGACGAGGGCTACGAATTCCCATCGCTCAGTTTGTCGGTATTTGATACCGGCGGGACGCGGGGGTATTGAGTAGCGATCATGTCTTGCTTTACACCCTTTGCAGGTTCGAATCGGTATACAACATCAAGCTTATCCGTTTTCTTATAACAGATATTGCTGAGCCGCTTATTTACATGTCGGCTGAATAAGCCATTACTGCTGTCTGAAATTACGTTAACTTCCCTCGTAGCGCAGTCAATATTCACGTGAATATCTCCCCCAAGGGATAAGCGCGCCGCATCCACCGGGTAATCCATTTTGAAGGCATAGTCTCTGTCTTTATCGGCACAGCCAGCCGCCAGCAAAAGTGCCACGGTAAATAATCGTTTCATTTCTACATTCCTGTATCTGCGGGAATATCCATTTTATTTGAGTTTGAAAAATAGTCAGATTGATAAGAGCGATCAATTTTACATTATTGATCGCTCTAAACGATCGTTACTATCGTGAGGTAGTTCATGCTTTATAATACCGGCACTATTGCTATCAACGGAAATACCGCCACAGGAACGGGTACGAACTGGACTGCGCCAGCCAGCCAGGTCCGCGCTGGCCAGACGATTATCGTCATGTCGAGCCCGGTTCAAATTTTCCAGATCTCAAGCGTTGACAGCTCCACCTCGATGACGGTTACACCTGCCGCCGCTCCGGCACTGAGTGGTCAGAAGTATGGAATCCTGGTGTCCGACAATATCTCTGTCGACGGACTGGCACAGGCGATGTCGCAGCTCATCAAAGAGTATGACGAGAACATTGGCGCGTGGGAGACGTTCGCCACAACCTCAGCCAACCAGAATATTACCGTTACGATCAACGGCACCTCCGTAACTATCCCGGGCATTGGCAAACTGGCTCTGAAAGGTACCAATGGAGCTCTCCCTATTGACCAGGGCGGTACCGGGGCAACAACGGCAGAAGGCAGTCGCACAAACCTCGGCTTGGGAAACAGCGCCACAAGGAACGTCGGAACGGCTGCCGGAACCGTGGCGGCCGGGGATGATTCGCGGTTGAGTACTGTCGATAAAAAAACAGGGGGAAATGTTACCGGCAGTCTGATGGTAACTCAGGGCAATAGTATTGGAGTATCCACGCAGGAAGGTGGTGATAAGACTGTTAAGCTATACAACATCACAGGGGATGGGACTGTAGGAAGTTATGTAAACGCTGTGGGAGGGGCCTGGTATAACGGAAACTGGTCTCTTGGCGGAGTTCGGGGGAGTGGGACTAATTTAGACAGAGCGCAGTTAAATGTTAATAGCGGAACTGGTACGGCGGGTTCATTTTTGTTTTACCCCGATGAGAGATTCAAATCATCTTCGTGTGGAGCTGATGGAGCTGGTTATGGTGGCTCATGGTCAGACATTAACACATGGCAAAGAAATATCTCTTTTTTCCGAGGTAACGTATCCGTTAATAATGATGCAGGGTTTATTCCTTTTGCCCGTTGGCATAGTCAATGCAGTGGTGGATATTCTTCCACAGTAGGGCTTGGTTCTATAGCTACCGGGCCTAGTTCGTGGGCGGATGTAGCAATAACAACACTCGGGGATGGTGGTTCTGCCGGGCAACGTATATTTCAATTCACGACAGCAAACGGTGATATATATGCCAACGCTGGTGGAAATCTTTCCGGTAACTATATTTTCCAGAAGCAGCCTAACTGTGACATTACGCTGAAGCACGATATTAAATATGATGATGGTTATCAGTCATACGAGAATATCAGGAAATTCCTGCCAGCAACTTACGTCTACAACGATGATCCTCGTGAGAGAGTTCGCCGAGGTGTAATCGCTCAAGACGTCATGAAGATTGATAGTGAGTACGTAAAGCTGGTCCCTGCTGCGCCAAAGTTTGATAGCGAAGGAAACAGGGTTGATGCTGATGATACGTTGGCACTGGATAACAACGTCATCATGCTTGATACAGTGCTGGCATTGAACTACGTCATTAAACAGCTGGAGACAACACAGAAAGAGCTCGAGGAGCTTAAGCTAAAAATAGCGGAATCATGAAGTCTTAGCTTTCAGCCGCAGCCCGTGCAGGTACTCAACTGGCTTTGTCTCACTCAGGTCTACTTGCACTCTGCCATTATCGAAAAATTTACAAAAGAGATAATTCGAAACGAGAGAGAAACTTAGAAACGAAACGGCGAAGCTTTAAGCAGTGACAATAGGGCCTGTATCTTGCGGACACTTACAAATAAAACTACTGTATATAAAAACAGTATTTGAGGTGTGTGCAATGGAATTCATCAGGCCAACAGAACTGCGAGAAATTATCGCTCTCCCGCTTTTTAGTGACTTAGTACAGTGTGGTTTCCCAAGCCCTGCTGCTGATTACGTTGAACAGCGTATCGATCTCAATGAGTTACTGGTTTCCCATCCGAGCTCAACATATTTCGTTAAGGCTGCAGGTGATTCAATGATCGAAGCCGGGATCAGCGACGGTGATCTGCTGGTGGTGGACAGCTCACGCACTGCTGAGCATGGTGACATTGTCATCGCCGCGGTGGAAGGAGAGTTCACTGTTAAGCGCCTGCAACTGCGCCCGACCGTGCAACTCAATCCTATGAACAGCGCTTACTCGCCGATTATTGTCGGTAGCGAGGACACGCTTGATGTTTTCGGCGTCGTGACTTTCATCGTTAAATCTGCGAGCTGAATATGTTTGCGCTCTGTGATGTGAATTCGTTCTATGCATCATGCGAGACGGTGTTTCGGCCCGATTTGAAAGGGCGGCCAGTGGTTGTTCTCTCGAATAATGACGGCTGCGTAATCGCGCGCAGCGCCGAGGCCAAGGCCGCTGGAATTACCATGGGAGAGCCTTTCTTCAAGCAAAAGGAGCTTTTCCGGCGCGCTGGCGTTGTCTGCTTCAGCAGTAACTACGAGCTGTATGCTGATATGTCGAACCGGGTAATGACGACGCTAGAGGAAATGAGCCCCCGCGTCGAAATTTACAGTATCGATGAAGCTTTTTGTGATCTTACTGGAGTGCGAAACTGCCGGGACCTGACCGAGTTCGGCAAGGAGATCCGCGCTACGGTTCTGAAGCGTACGCACCTCACCGTTGGCGTTGGCATTGCCCAGACAAAAACACTCGCTAAACTCGCCAACCACGCCGCAAAGAAATGGCAGCGGCAGACTGGTGGAGTAGTTGATTTATCGAATATCGATCGCCAGCGCCGACTCCTTGCCCTGGTACCCGTAGAGGACATCTGGGGCGTCGGCAGGCGCATCAGCAAGAAGCTTAACGCTATGGGCATTAAAACGGCTTTGGACCTCTCAGAACAAAGCACATGGATTATTCGCAAACACTTCAATGTTGTGCTGGAGCGAACCGTTCGTGAATTGCGCGGCGAGCCTTGTCTTGAGCTGGAAGAGTTTGCGCCGGCAAAGCAGGAAATCGTCTGCAGTCGGTCATTTGGCCAACGCGTCACCGAGTACGAACAGATGCGCCAGGCTATCTGCAGTTATGCAGCGCGTGGTGCCGAAAAGCTTCGCGGCGAGCACCAGTATTGCCGCTTTATTTCTGCATTCGTGAAAACCTCTCCCTTTGCACTTAACGAGCCATACTACGGTAACATTGCATCAATTAAGCTTCTTACTCCTACTCAGGATTCCCGCGACATTATAAATGCCGCGGTAAAGTGCCTGGACAAAATCTGGAAGGATGGCCATCGCTATCAAAAGGCTGGAATCATGCTTGGTGATTTTTTCAGCCAGGGCGTGGCTCAGCTGAACCTTTTCGATGAGAACGCCCCACGCGCTGGAAGCGATAAGTTGATGGAGGTTCTCGATCATCTCAATGCGAAAGACGGGAAAGGCACGCTCTACTTTGCCGGGCAGGGCATACAGCAGCAGTGGCAGATGAAACGTGACATGCTCTCACCTCGCTACACAACTCGTTATGCCGATTTATTGACGGTCAGATAGGCCGCCATGGGATTGAGATACGTCGACAGGCGAACACGTAAAAGGATAAGTAAACGTTTTGTTGCTGCCATTAAGTTCGACGTATTGGATGACTAAAGTACAGTTTTTTGGTACATCGTCTTTGGAATTTAAAATCGTCTGAATTTCATAGGGAAGAGGGGAAGGTATAGGTGCCCCGTTTGAGGCATTAAGTACTTTAGCTTGCCCTGGTTCAAGGAGTGTGCCATCAAGCTGATTATCGAGGTACCATGTACCTATCCCGAAACTCATCTTGCTGTCAATTTCAATAGAAGTAATTGCTGCCGGCTGATTGCCGTTATTGGCGATCATAAAACGAAGCTTATTTGACTCGCCAGATATGATAGAGGTAACTATTTCTGCCTGTTTAGATTGAAAAACACCATTAATAAATGGAATTGTCCATATTGAAAGCAGTGTCAGAAAGAAGCCAGTAAACAGAGCAAACGTATTGAGGTGACGGATCCAGTTCTGATAGCTTCCGCAGTGGTGACATTTTTTAGCTCCGTGGTGTATTGGATTTCTACAATCACGACAGTTATTCATAAGGCATTCCCTGCTTATACCATGAACAATATTAGTGAATACATAGTACTAGAGCGAGACTGGTTCTAATAGATCATGACCTTGGTTTTTCACATTCCCCACAGCGCGCGTTACTGGATGCCATATAAATTTGCTTGCCGGCACGGCACCGCTGACAGCTATCTCTTCCGCTTCTTTCCCTCCAACCTCCTGACGCATCCATTTCCGGGCAGCTTCCGGTGACAGAACCAGTGGCCGGCGGTCGTGAATATCAACCAGGCCTTTGTCAGCTACTGATGTCACAATGAGAAAGCCTTCTGCTTCATCGCCACGATCAAACGGTGTGCTGCCGATCGCCGCCATAAAAATCGGCTGACCGTCTGCCCGATGGATAAAATAAGGCTGTTTCTTGTCGCCTTCCTTTTTCCATTCGAACCAACCATCGGCGAAGCAGATTGCCCGGCCATGCTGCCAGAGAGGTTTGAACATTCTGCTGGTGGCCGCTGTTTCGACGCGCGCGTTAATCAGTGGCGGCTTATCCCACCACCCGGTCGCGTAGCCCCAGAATACCGGATCGAGGTGCAGTTGTTCGTCGCGTTCGCTCAACAGCAGAACTTTGGTTCCAGGCGCGACGTTGTATCGGCCAATAGGTTCCGGGTCATAGGCAATGTCACGATCGGCTTCATCGGCCAGGTAAGCCAGATATTCTTCACGCGTTTGAGCTTGTGCAAAACGGCCACACATCGGGCACCTCCAGTTGTCAGACTGAAAGTATAGGCACAGATAAGCACGCTAAATGGGGACCAATGTATTACCTGCCTATCTACCTGCAGTTAAAGCATGGGTTCAACGATCGCTTTATTGAAAATTCCTGTTTCAATAACTTCACTGTGAAGGCTGTGAGGGACGATAACTGGAATTTTTATACCAGGATAAAGTTGAGTAAGAGCGAGGGTTCTGTGCCGACCATCCATAATTCGGAATGGCGAGGTCATCTCCGGATACTCGACCATACCGTTGGCAATGTAGCTTTTAACTTTGTGCCAGCGAATTGGGTCGATGTTAAATGCCTCATCCCCCATGCTTTCCAGAATTTTTAACCCATCGGCAAAAATGATGCATCCACCCTCTTGAGCAAACACAGGGGGTAGAATGAAACGAATGTCGCTGAACTTAGGGTAGACAAACGGTTCATCGTCTTTTGGGATGTCGTTAAAGGATCCAAATCTGAATTTACCGAGGTGAGTGTGGAGGAATTCCTCCGGAAGGCGAGAGAATAATTGTTTCATAGAAGTCCTTCTCAAATGTCATAAGGGGAGTGAAGTAATGCCATGCAAACACGCAGTAATAAAAAAAATAGCGCGCGCCGATTAAGTCATACAACTCATTCACGGTGATTATGCGGTTGGGAGTTGGGGGCAGTAAAGCAGGAGGTTTAAAAACGTTGAAACGTGCTCGCAAATCAGCTAGTCGAATCAGAATTTTGGGGGCAAATTTGGGGGCATTTTGAATGAAGGGACACCGATAGGGGCACAAAAAAGACCGTGTATGTCCGTAGATGTCCGTAAAACGTTTTGGGCTAACTCGTTGATAGTATAATAAATGTAGCCATTTCAAAGGATTGCGAATTTTCTGCGCACTAAAACTGCACAAACAGCTTTTTCATTGGGTCTCACCGAAAAAACGCTTTGTGCAGAATATACATGAAAACCCGTCGATATTTTCATGTCTGTGAAGCGCGTTATATGGCAATTGCGCTGTTTTTTACCTTGGCGATGAGTGTTTCCGTTACGGCCAGTCCTTCCGCAATGTGCATATCAATCACATCGGTCCCAAATTCGTTAATTAAATCCAGGAGAATTTCGTAAGTCTGGATGAGTT